AAATGATTCCATCTTCTTATAGTTTTCTTCTGTAAGTCCTTCAACAAAGTCTTTTAGTTCTTTTGATGAATAATCTTTGGATGAGTAGACGCCCTTCTTATCATATATGTGTTCAATAGAGTTAATAATGATCGTCGTTTTCTTGTCTATCTCAGATGCTTCATCTAGTTTTTTGACTAAAGCATAGTTCGGATATTTCATTTTAACACCGCTATACTTGTCAAACTTTATGTCATTGCTTATACTGTCATCTTTTACTATTTCGCATTTTGCAATGTCCATCTGTGTGGGAAATGTATGACCACATCTATTTCCATCTTCTAGTGTATTGTTACATGTTAGATTTACTTCAACCGATTCTCCGACAGACTTGGCACGAAGAAAGATAAACAAAAAGTCTATGTCAAAGAATGGCATCTTGTCTAAGTCTATGTCACCATTAACAATACAGTTATTCAATACTTGCTTACTTGTAGTGATAATATCTTCAAGATTGTTTGACTCGGCAGCCATAAACAATAACTTTTCTTCTTTCACTGTAAATGGTCTGACCTTGATAGTCTTTCCGCTTGATGGTATCTTTACTGTATAAACTGGCACATCAATTTTTGGTAGAGGTCTTTCTACCGTTTCAACTGGCAAAGGCATATTTTAAATCTCCACTGTTATAATCCTGATAAACTTGTTGGTGGTCCACCTGGTGTTGCATCTCTACCAGGTCTAGTCCAATACTGATAAACAAACGTAACTGATAATCTTAATACTTCATTGTCAGCCCATGTTACTGGTTGTGGATTAACTTGTGCCGGCCATGCTTTTTGTAATGACCATTGATAAACTGCTTTAGGTGCCGTTGCGCCGACAGCATTCTTAGGTGCTTCTGATAACTGAAACACATCGACCGTGCAATAGTATCTTTCTGGATAGTTAAAATTGAAGTTATTAATAGGATTGATAACACCTACCCAATCATCGAACAACTGTCTTTCAAATGATTCACCTCTACAAATAAATGACATAGAGATTTCATTTGAGTATTTCGTATTATATGGAAACATGATTGGAGGTCCATAATATCTTGTTTCTGATATCTCTGAACCTCTACCTGGTAATTCTGTTGACTCGCATAGATATGACAGTTCTCCAAATAGTTGATTATAACCTAATTGAGCCATTAGATTATTTGGATTAGAAGGACTGATTCTAACCATGAAACGACACTGTTTTGCTACTGCACCAAGACTGTTAATCTTGCTGTTAAAGTCTAGCATAGTCAGATTAGATGGAGGATTTGAAATGTTAAAAGATGCCATTAGTAACCACCAGGAGTTATGTCATCACGGAAAATAATTTCCATTTCTCTGACTTTAAAAGTAAATAGACAAGATACAGGATATCCATTTGTGAACGTAGACCATTCTCCTTGAGGTGAATAGTTTGTTTCTATTGCTTCAATGACACATCTTTTAAGTTTAGGAATGTGAGGATTTTCTTGTCCGTTAAACCAGAACTTGATTTCCACTTCTGCTGGAGTTATGAGTGTGATTCCTTGATTGACAGGAGCAGCAAACTTTCTTATGTTTAAGATAATCTCCTCCATGTTCTGGGATTCTTTTTCTGATCTTGGTGCAAATAAAAATCCGAACTGAAATGTTCTTAGTGCGGTGCTTCTGTATAGAACTTGGACACCAGGATTGATAGCACGACGAGCAACACCCAAAGCATTGACACCTGCTATACCTAAAAACTTATCAGTAACAATATTTGTTAGTTTAACGTCAGCATATTCATGTGTATCTGTATAAATGGGTGTTGATCCACCGCCTGTTGCAGATGGCATAAACAGTGCTGCACCAAATACAGCGGTTCCTGGACCCGCACCAACAGCTCCTGTGCCTGTTCCGTATGCTGAATCGAAAAGTTTAACGGTCATCCAATGACCCATATATTCTGCGCCTAGATCCTCAGGAAAAAAAGCAGACTTAAATTGATATCTTGATCCAAATACTTGTTGTTCAATTGCTTTAATTGCACCTGTAGGATCGAGTGCTTCCGCAGCGGCAATTACTGGTGCTGCAATAACATCTAGTGCGCCTGTAATTGTCTGAAAAACTGTTCTATCTGCCATTTATTACCTCTATAGGAATAGACTACATATATTTAGTAGAGGTATATCATGGCGACTAATTTTAAACAGGGATTTTTTAAACCCAAATTTCCTGCCAAGTATAGAGGTGACGCATCTAATATAGTATATCGATCTGGTTGGGAACGTAGAGTTATGCAATCACTAGACGAAAACTCCAACGTCATCGCTTGGTCATCCGAAGAGATTGTCATACCATACAAATCACCAGTAGATAATAAGATACATCGATACTTTGTCGATTTCTATGTTGAAGCAAAAGCACCAGATGGATCTATCAAGGTTATGCTATTAGAGGTTAAACCAGCAGCACAGACTATGGAACCTAAAGCACCTGGTAGAAAGACTAAAAGATATATCAACGAAGTCTTTACATATGGCGTCAATCAGGCCAAGTGGGATGCTGCCTCCAGATATGCTCAGAGCAAAGGATGGGAGTTTAAATTGATCACCGAGAAAGAACTGTTCAACAAGAACAATAAATAGGAATATGGCAGAAAAAAAGAAATATACCTCGGAAGAAATGCAGAAATGGTTGTTTGAAAAGGCCGCTGCTGCAAAGGATCCTAGAACTGCCAGAAAACTTGCTATGTCTAATGAGGAACGAGGACGAGCATTTACTGTAATTGGAAGATTATATTTATTTAGATATAATCCAGTAGGTAGATATACTCTGCCCAAGTATGACAAGTTGCCGCTCTGTGTTCCTATAGAAAGATATAATAATGGATTTCTTGGTTTGAATTTGCATTACATAGGTGCAGCACAGAGAGCAGCATTGCTCGAAATACTGTTACAGACACAAAGCGAAACAGTTATCAGTGATAAGACGATAATGCAAGTTAATTATCAAAGGTTATTGACAAATTCAAAAGTTGAACAGTTGGCAATGCCTTGTGTGCATAGATATCTATTCAGTCAGGTAAGATCAAAGTTCATTGAAATATATCCAAGTGAGTATGATTTAGCAGTTCAATTACCAGTAGAAGACTGGGTATTCAATCAATAAGGCAGATAGATGGCAGTAGTATATAACTCATATTTTGGTAAGTTTCCTAAAGTCGATTATGACATTAAAAATGCTGTTATTAACAAACAGTATGAAAAGGTCACCAACATATTCTTTCGTGTAAAGTATATCAGTGAAGTATTAAACAATCTATCGTCATATTATGGTATTGAGTTAGAGGATAGCGAAACACCAGAAATCATTGCAGAGAAGGTCTACAACGATGCTGGTGCTGGTTGGATGATACTATTGGCAAATCAGATTATCGATCCACAGTTTGAATGGCCTCTTGGATACGATGCATTCAACAAGTATATTATCAATAAGTATGGATCAATTGAAAATTCAGAGATAACATATCATCATTACAATATGGTGATTACCAGAGAACTACAACCTGACGATATAATAACAGAAACACGATATGTTGTTAATAAAGAAAAACTAACAGACAATAATCTAGATGTTCCTTACAACTATTACGAAGTTCATGGCGTCGATCCCGGTTCTTTGGCATTCACACAATCTGTTGAAACATATAATATAGAAGGCAAGACTGTCACTGAAACAATCAAAGGTGAAGCAGTCACCAACTATCAGTATGAAATGGATCTAAATGAAAGTAGAAGATTGATCAAAGTTATTAAGAAAGAATATTACGAGCAAATAATGACAGAGTTTGACGATCTAACATCATTTACTCCGCCATATATTAGAAGAGTTAGATAATGGCAATTACGTTTGATATTCAGGATCCGATTGGTGTTATATCAGTTCAGAACTTTGACATTGGCGGAAGTCTTCCAGATAATATGACTCTCAGAGAGTTGAACATCGTAGAGAGTTTATTGAATCCTGCTGTGCAAGTCTCTGCCACATTGCAATCCGATCTTTATACACCATCAGGAAAAAATTTTGATTCTCTTAAAAATAAAGAGATGACTTTTACTTTGATAAGAAGAGACAAAAGCGGACAGCCTAAAGATAGAATGAAAGTCAATCAGCAATGTTATAGATTGGATCAACGTAACTTTGTTGCTGTCAATGTCAGCAATGCAGAAGAAATGACCTTTCATGCGATTGATAAGACTGTTCTTAAAGATGCACAGACTCTTATTAGTAGATCATGGAAATGCACTCAACCATCTCAGGTAGTAGAAAACGTTTTAAACGAATGTCTTGAAGCGGACGAAACCGAAGTTAAAAACGCTGAGCCCGCAAGAGATTATATCGCAGAGAACATTCATCCTTTTCAAGTAATCGCACAACAAGCACAAGTGGCACTAGACGGAGATGATCCATCTTTTCTCCATTTTATGACCTTGAATGAACAGTCTGGCAAGGGTGTGCATCATTTCGAATCACTAAAATCAATGACAGACGGTAGTGCTATTGCCACATACGTATATGGTGACACTGGTGGTTCTGGCGGCGGATATCAGACAATGAACGTGGCGTTAAGTTTTTCTTTTCCATGTGACTATGATTATCTTTCTGATTTGTTAAATGGTATAGATGAAAACGGAGAAGATAAAAATAGTGGTGCATTCTACAATAAAGTCTTTAAGCAGATTATGGGAATGAGTTCGGGTGGTGGTGGATTCTCAGGTGATTGTGGTATGGGATCACATAACTACAAAGAAGGTCTATCTAATAAGTCAACCGCACAG